TCCGCACAGCAAATCGGACATGGTGGTACAGGTCTGCCTTTAGCTAAGTGGTTAACGGCTTTGGAAATCTTGAATCGTGCAGACGTTGATCCTAGCGATGAGAAGTTCTTGGTCATCGGTAGCCAACAATTGACCAACCTGTTGAATACGACTGAAATCAAATCAGCTGATTACAACAGCATTAAGGCATTGGTTCAAGGTCAAATTGATACGTTCTTAGGTTGCAAGGTTATCCGTTCTGAACGTCTGCAAAAGGTCAGCACGACTCGTTCTGTGTTGATGTATTGCAAATCCGGTATCGGTTTGGCGATCGGCCGTGACATCACCAGCCGCATCGATGAGCTTCCAACCAACCATTATGCAAAGCAGTTGTATTTCAGCATGCAAATGGGGGCTTCTCGTCTAGAAGAGACGAAAGTTGTTGAGATACAATGTACGGAAGTTTAAGCAATTAATTAAGCGAGGGGCATTGCGCTCCTCGCTCTTAATAATAATATTCTTTTAAAAAGGAGTTTAATATGGCCGCAGTCTTAGGGGTAAACGCAACAAAGTTAGTCGCAACCACAGGCGACAACATTATCGATGCGGGATATAACAAAGCTGTATCTAAAATCATGTTTGATACATATACAGCTGCCGCTTTAGCCGCTGGTTCCACAATCACAATGTGCGATAAGTTGCCTGTTGGCGCTGTAATTTTCAACATTCGTATGATTAACGCTGCTTTAGGCGCATCGTCTACCATTTCAATTGGTGACGCTGCATCCGCTGCACGTTATTTGCCCGCGACTTCAACAGCCGCTGCCGCTGTTGTGAATATGTCTGTACAAACTGGTTTCGGTTACAAGATTACTGGAACGAATGATACTCAAATCATATTGACGACTGCTGGTGCGTCAATCACTGGTTTGGTTGTTTTGCAGATTGAATATTCAATATAATGAATGTTAGTGGGGTGTCGGGGTTTAAAACGCCCTTACGCCCCATTATTTAAAGGAGTCTTATGGCTGTTGATGATGTCTCAATTGCAAATAGAGCCTTAACCCTTTTGTCTGCTGATCGTATCACATCTTTTACTGAGAACAGTGAAAGCGCTAGAAAAATATCTGCAATTTACGACGATACGCGCGACGCTCTTTTAGAAGATCATAACTGGAATTTTGCACGTACTGAACGCGCATTGTCGTTATTGTCGGATTATCCTATACTTGAAACCTATGCTTCTGCGTATCAATTACCGTCTGACTGTATTCGAGTGCTTCGGATGGAAGATGATGAACCTTTTGATCGGTTTTCAGATCGTCTTTATACAAATTCTGATTCTGCAAACATTGAATATATTGCTAAGATTACAGATCCAACCAAATTTACTCCGGGCTTTGTTCGTGCGTTTGCGGCTGTATTGGCGGCAGATTTATGTTTTGGTATTACCCAAAATGCGTCTATGACAGCGACGGCAATTAAACGTGCGGAAGATGCTGTTAAGATGGCTAAATTAAACGACGGGCAAGAAGGTACCGGCGTTAAGATCATCAAAGGTGATTTCATCACAGCAAGGCAGAGCAGTGGGCGTATCATCTAGACCAATTGTTAATTTTTCAGGCGGCGAGGCATCTCCCGAGCTTTATGGCCGGACGGATGTTGTCCCTTATTTTGCTTGTGCTAAAACACTAGAAAATGTTTTAGTGACGCATTATGGTGGAGCGTTTAAAACTCCGGGTACAAAATTTGTCAATGCAACAAAAGCGTCTGGCGCTGTAAAACTTATCCCATTTATATATTCCACTGGCCAATCGTATATGCTTGAATTTGGAAATCTCTACATGAGAATTTTCCAAAATGGCGGAAGCGTTGTTGAGGGAGCTAAGAGCATTACAGGAGGCATCACCCAAGCAAACCCCGGCGTTGTAACAGCCAATGCTCATGGTTACTCTAACGGCGACGTTGTAGACATATCTGGCGTTGTTGGGATGACACAGGTAAACGGCAGACGGTTTATTGTTGCTGGCGCCGCGGCAAACACATTTCAATTGACAGATGAATCGGGCAATAATGTCAATACCACGTCTTATACAGCTTATTCTTCTGGCGGAAGCATTTATCGCGTTTATCAGATCGCAACACCTTACACGACAGCTAATCTTTCGAAGATTCGTATTTCACAACAAGCGGACATCATGTACATCGATTGCGATGGATATGAGCCACGCAAACTTTCACGTTTTGGATCAACGTCATGGACATTAACGACGTACACTTATGATACCTTTTCATGGCCTCCGTTCTTAGATGAGAACGCAACAGCTACGACATTGACATCAACCGGCACAACTGGCGCGGTTACGATTACGGCATCAACTGGAATCTTCACAGCGCAACACGTCGGCGCATATTTTAGAATGACAGCGACGGGATATTTTAAAATTACTGGATACACATCTGCAACTCAGGTAAGCGCTACAATTATTGTTACTTTACCTAGCGCTGTTGCAACAGCGATTTGGGCTGAGGGGGCTTGGTCTGATTATCAAGGCTATCCTCAAGATTGCAAGTTTTATGAAAACAGACTTTATCATGCTGCGACAACACGTAAGCCGCTTAATATATGGGGTTCAGTAATTGAGGAGTATGAGAATTATCAATTAGGAACCACAGACGAGGATGCTGTTGCGTATCAGATTGGATCGAACCAAGTAGACAAAATTTTATGGCTTTATCCAACACAAATTTTAAACCTTGGTACAGCCGGAGGGCCATTCACTGCATCATCTGGATCAAGCACGGCTCCAATTTCTCCAACAAACATAAGCGTGCGTCAGCAAAACGAAAATGGTGCGGCGAATATTATACCTGTTCGTATTGGTTCTTATGTTTATTATGTTGAACGATCTGGCAAGGTTATTGGTCAATTTGCGTATGATCTTAATTCGGACAGTTATATTACGGATAACATTACTTATTTATCTACACATATATTGTCGACGGGTGTTTCTGAAATGGCATTGCAGAAGTATCCATATAATATTCTTTGGTGCGTCTTAGCGGACGGAACAGTTGCGACGTTAACGCGCGAACAAAAGAATGAAGTCAAAGGATGGTCTAGACAAGTTTTTGTCGGTACTGATGCCGTTGTTGAAAATGTTTGTGTTATCCCTAATGGAACAGAGGATCAGGTTTGGCTGTGTGTTAAGCGTACGATTGGCGGATTAACTAAAAGATATATCGAATATGTGAAGCCACATGATTTTGGAACAATTGAAAATGCTTTTTTTGTACAAAGCGGATTGACGTATAGTGGAGCGCCAGCGACGGTAATGACAGGGCTAGAACATTTAAACGGAGAGACGGTACAGATTTTAGCCGATGGCGCTGTTCGTCCGGATGCTGTTGTTGCTAGCGGTTCTGTAACTCTTGCTACGGCTGCGTCGACGGTTCATATTGGGTTGGGGTATACTGCTAGGATTGAAACATTAGATATTGAAGCTGGTTCGTCGACGGGTACAGCCATGGCAAAGCCAAAATTATTATCTAAAGTAAATGTTAGATTAAAGGATACGGTCGGTTGTTCTGTTGGGACTTCTGATAGTCAGGACATTATTAATTTTAGAACATCTGCCGATCCAATGGATACAGCGATCCCTTTGTTTAGCGGCGATAAAGAAGTGCAATTTCCTCAAGGATGGACTAAAGAAAAAACAGTTGTTATCACACAAGATCAACCATTACCTTTAAAAGTCTTGGCGATTTATCCAAGAATACTCGTGAGCGATTAATATGGATTCATTGACGGCATTATCTAGTTTAACTTCTGGTCTTAGTGCATTTGGAGATGCAGCATCTTTATATGGACAAGCAAACGCTTTGGATCTTAATGCTGGCAATTTAGATATTCAAGGCAAGAGCGTAATTTCTGCGGCTGAATATGCGGCACGTCGTCAACGTGAGCAGGGCGATCAGTTCATGGGTCGCATTATCGCGTCTTATTCTAAGGCTGGCGTTAAGTTTACTGGTTCTCCGGCGTTGGTTTGGGCTGAAAGCGAGCGGAATATCCGCATGGATATCTTAACGACGCAGTTAAATGCGGCTAATAAGGCCAATGCTATCGGTTTTGAGGCTTTGAATCAAAGGATTGCGGCTGGTCAGGCGCGCACTAATGCTGTTCGCACGATCGGGCAGGGGATTCTTAATATGGGTGCTAATTTTGCCATGGCTGGTGGTGGTGGTAAAACTGGCGGCACCAATATCGGTGCAGGCACGACTTCTCAAGGCATTAAGGTGCCAAGTAGAATGGTTTACTAAGGGATAATTCAATGCCTAAAATTCAAACATACGACGTACAACAAACTCCTCAACCGATGGAGGTTGTTCCTCAGCAAACAGGAATTTACACCAATGGTGGCAAGGCGTTCTCTGAGGTGGCTAAGCAGGTTGACGATATCACGCAAAAATTCCGTGAGATTCGGAACGTTCGCGAAACGTCAAAAGCTTCAACGGACTTGCAGGTTAATTTAGCGCAGATTGAAAAAGAAGCGCAGAACGATCCTAATTTCGACAAACCTGAGGTTTACCAGCAACGCATCGATGAGGCTATGGCAACGCACGCTCAAACCATTTCCGAGCCTGCCGTTCGTGAAAAGGCGATGAATGACTTTCGGTTGAAGTCTTATTCTACTTATTCTGACATTCAAACCAATTTCAGGAAGCGTCAGATTGAAAGCACGCAGTATCATTTGGCTAAGGAGATTGATGCGTCTAAGATGGCTTATATAAACACGGCTGATCCTGCCAAGAAAAAACTTTTTATGGATACGGCTTTAGCTCGTTTAGATGAAAGCGTTAAAACTGGTATTCTATCTTCCGAGGCGGCTACTGGTATTCGTCGTTATATCGACACCAATTGGGCTAAAAGCGAGGCTATGCATGATGCTGAGTCTAATCCTGATCTTGCTTTGGTTACGTTTGCCAATGGTGGTTATCCGGCTCTTGATACGCCTGAGGAGCGTAAATCCTTCATGGAGTTTGCTCAAAACATGAAGAAGCGCAACGATACGCAGGTTGAGTTGAAGCAAAAGGCTACGCAAATCAACAATGAGATCACTTTGGTTGATTCTATTCGTCATGGGAACCTAGGGTATGTTGGGGCTGATGAAGTGTCGCAGATGATCGCTAACAACGAGATTTCGTCCGACTTCGGACAGGCTTGGCTTGGTTATATGTCCGACCCATCGGTTGTGGATGAGATTTCCCAAAAAGACCCCGGCTTTGTGTCGCATATTGAAAACATTTTGAAGGCTGGCTCAAAGGCTGATGTCAATACCGCGCTTAAAGAGGTATTGTCGCGTAAGGATGTTAAGCAGAATGAGTTGGCTGTGATTGTCAAATTTGCCAAGGATAGGTCTGATCAGTTAAATGGTGTCGCCACATCGAATGGCGTTAAGACTGGCTCAAATCAAAGCCACGTTGATGCTATGCTGGCTGATATTGTGCGCTGGTCAAAAGAAACGCCGGGCGTTGAGTCGTCTGTTGCGGTTAAGGAGTATTTGAACAAGCTTGATCAACAAACTTTGCCTGCCGTTGCCGCGCAGGAGGTTAAGGTTAGCACGGCTTTGAAGGTCAATCCTAGAATTTCAAATCTTCCGGCTACTGGAAAGATTATGATCGATCGCTTTGGAAACAAGGCGCGTGTTTTTCCTGATGGTCGTATTGAAGAAATTAAAAAGGGTCAATAATGCCAGGATTTGACTTAAATTCAGCGGTTGCGGTTGATGAATCGAACGCGCAACAGTCAATCATCACCACATCTTTTGACCTGACTTCCGCTCAGGAGGTTCCTGACGTCGCTCCTGCGGCGGCTATCGACCCTCATCAGGATCGCATTAATCGCGGTCTTGATTCTGTCAATCCAGATGCCAAACAAAAACATCCTATTGCCGCGTTTTTGCGCTGGCTTACGCGCGAGTCTGCTATTGAGTCTTTGAATCGTCAGGCGTGGGTTGCTTCCCATCCTGAGGTTC